ATGTGGCACAAGAAGTTTTAGACAATTTAAACGTGGTTGTCACAGAAGAGGAGGTGCAGTAATGGCTACCAGTAGAGAGAGACAGATTGAGCGAGACAAGCAGATTGAGCAGGTGTTAGAATTGGTTAAGGAAATTAAGGCGCTGTTAGAGTCTAAGCCAAAAGGTAAGAAGTAGTGAGAGGCAAGAGGGCGAGGGCGTTGCGCAGGCTTTCTGGCTGTGATTTAAGTAAAGATGGAGATAATAGAGATGTTGGAATGGTTGAGAATGGCGTTAAATACATTGGGGTTATTGATGGGGTTGATGGCAATCACCACATTAGAGACGAGAAGACGTATGAAGCTCGCACGACAGAGGAGCGATATTTATACCGACAAATGAAAAGAGTTTGGAAACAAACTGAGTATAAACCAAAAATTCGTGAGGAGTTGGTCACGGATTTAAAACCATTAATGGAGGAAAAACTATGAGTACAGCTACTAACACAAACGGTAAACCAGAGTTTAAGCCACTTGAGTCAGGCGATTACATGCTGCGAATGAATCGTTATGAAGAAAAGACGACAAAAGCGGGCAACGGAAAGCTTATTTCTGCCGGGTTTGAGGTTGTCAATGGCGACAGCAAAGGCAGGCTAGTGTTTCACAACTTTTTGGTGGAGCACACAAGTGCAAAGGCGCAGGAGATTGGTAACAATCAACTTAACCAGTATTTAGAAGCCGTTGGCGCTGGCGGTTTGGAGGGGATTAACTATGACCGCTCCCTACTAGAACAATGGACTGAGATTCCGTTCATTGCTGCGGTTGGCGTTGAGGAAGGCAGAGAGTACAAAGCCGCCGATGGAACTACCAAGATTGGTAAAGACCGAAACGTGATTAAGAAGTTTATGGCAAGGTAAGACCTTGGGACTAGCCGCCCTAAGCGGCTTTTTCATTAAAGGAGCGTAATGAATTATTCTTTTAAATTTAACAACCAAACATATACGATAAATGTATGGAAGCCAGAGCATGGTAAAATAGGACGGATTGTGGCAATAGATACTGAGACCACCATGGTCCCCTTCTACATGACACCCGATCTGGTTACTTTTCAAGCATACTCTGGAGGCGAGAATGTATTCTATGTTGAACGTACTGAAGTTGAATTGTTCTTGGAGGCTCACAAAGAAGCGGTATTTGTTGGGGCTAATTTTGCTTTTGACAATGATGTTATTGAAAAACACTTGGATCAGCGCGGTGCGCTCAAAAGTTGGTACGACAATAATAACGTGCGCGATGTTATTATTATGTATAAGCTCTGGCATCTGGCTGACCATGGGCATACTCCTTTTAAGTCCTCACTTGCTACAGTTTGTAAGAGGTTTCTAGGAGTCGAGCTACTTAAGGACGAGACGCGGGAGAACTTTAGCCTTTTTATCCACAGTAAAATAAGCGATATTCCTTCTAACTACCTAGAGTACGGCGCGATTGACGTAATTGCTACATACAGGGCATACTTTGCATTGAATGCGTCCATCAGAGAGCATGACAAGATGAACACTTTACTGTCTCACGACATCCAGATTAAAGGTGCGTTGGCTCTTTTGCACACGTATAAAAATGGCATTGGGGTGAACTTGGCTGCCAAGGATGCGCTATTGGCTGAGATGAATACTGAATTAGAGAAGCATGCTAACATACTTGCATCATGGGGATGGGTAAGAGGTAAGAAAGGCATTAAGGAGGCGTATGAGTCAATTATGGTTAGGCTTGGTGTCGCTGACACTTTGCCAAGGTCCGACAAATCTGGGGAGCTGTCCAGCAAATCTGAGGACATCGAGCATTTACGCTCACTTCAGTTCGTTGACTCTTTCCTTAAATATAACTCAGTGGAGAAGGCAAGCACCTTTATTAGAGACTTATCCTCAAGCCGGGTTCATCCGCGCTACAATTTACTGGTGAACACTGGGCGCACTAGCTGCTCTAGCCCTAACTTCCAGCAATTGCCGAGAGTGGGCGGGATCAGGGAGGCATTCTGTGCCGAGCAAGGGAATGTGCTACTGATTACTGACTATAGCGCGATTGAGCTTAGTACATTGGCTCAAGTATGCTATAATAGATACGGATTCTCAGAAATGCGCAACAGGATAAATGCTGGTGAAGATTTGCACCGGTACTATGCATCAATTATGAACAATTGTAAGCCAGAAGAAGTGACAAAACAGCAGCGGCAGGAGGCGAAGGCTGCGAACTTTGGCTTCCCCGGCGGGCTTGGGGTTGAGACCTTTATTCAATTTTCTCGTGGCTATGGGCTAGAACTGACTACAGAACAAGCCGAGGAAATGAAGCGAGTATGGTTCCACGCCTTTCCTGAGATGGATATGTATATGCAAAACGAGGTAGGGCATGTCTTTACAGAGACCGGTAGAAAGCGAGGGGATACTAGTTATTGTGCGGAGAAAAATACTCCTTTCCAAGGTCTTGCTGCGGATGGTGCAAAGATTGCTCTATATAATCTGGATAGAGCCGGATTTAAAATCGTGGGATTTGTGCATGATGAGATTATTACAGAAGTTAAGAAAGATGAGGCAGATTTTAAACTTAAACTGCAAGAAGAAATAATGGTCATGTCGATGAAGGAGGTTGTGACTGACGTACGAGTTTCTGTTGAGAGTGAAGTAAGCGAACATTATACAAAGTAGAGGTTAAAATTGAAATACGAAGATAGTGTTGATGAGGCTATCTGGATTGAGCGGATGGTCAACAACAAGACGTACAAAGAGATTCAAGAAAAAATTGGTGTTAGTTATTATAGGATTAAAAAGGTGATAGATGGAAGACTTCAAAACAAGGTTTCAAGAAAAGGAAAACGAAAAAAGAAAAGAAATAAATAAAGCTATATGGGTGCATAACAAATTAATTGAGAGACATCCAGAAATATATAAAGCAATGAAGGAGGAGTATAAACGTGAAAGAGAAAGAAAAGAATGAATGTGAGAGCTGCGGTAAAGATTGCGATATTTTGTTCGGTCATTATTCCAATCGCGATTTTGCTACTGGCTACGTATATCAGTGTGAAAGCTGTTTTATTGCTACTCACGAGCTTACTGTTGAAGACCTGATTAGTTACGGAGCCGAGCAATGAAAAGAAGTGAGATGATAAAGCTAATGGTAGAAGTTGCTAAGTATTATGATGGAAGTTATTTAGAACCTTATGCTGCTGAGAAACTCCTTTCTAGTATGGAAGAAGCTGGAATGTTACCTCCTATTGCGCATTACCACGAACAAGATAGAGAACTTAAGCAAGTTTGGAACGAAGTTAAAAAGAGATTTTACTGGGAGCCAGAAGATGATTGATATGTATGACATAGTTTTAGTTAACAATGAGTATGATGAAATGGATGTGGGCATCGTCGTGGCAATCCAGCATAAGGCGGGTTATTCGCAGGCTTTATACCAGATAAGAAATACGTGGTACAGCAGGGACGCGATCAAGCGGGTTTTAGGAAACGCTCAGGATTTGAAAGCCGAGATAGATTTAGAGACTGAGCAATGAGAACCTTTACCCTATATTTAACTAAAGCCGATATAAAGCGGTGCCGAGCGTTTACCAAGGCGCGGGCTGGGGATAATGATTTATACAAGAAGCGCGGCGGTTTTAAAGAGGTTGATGTGCTTTCTGGTGCCATGGCTGAAGTAGCGGTTTATAAGTTGTTAAGTAGTAGGGAGGTTGCCGTATCTCACCCTGACTTCTCTATCCATAACAAGGGCAAGAAGAGCTATAATGCTGACCTTACAGATGGGTATCATAACTTTCACGTAAAGGGACAGACGTTGGAGAGCAAGCAGAAATACGGTGCCTCATGGATTATGCAAAGGAAAGACCCGATCATAAATTCGCCAGAGAATCTGCATTATTTGGTGCCATGTACGGTGGACGTTAAGACCGGGCGAGTGGAGATTTATGGCATATTCTCAATCCCGAGTCTAGTTAAAAACGGCTGTATTGAGGAGTGCAAAGTCGAATGGTTTAGGAAAACAAAGGTGGCACTATACTTGCATACATTAGAAGAGAGCTTTACTGAAGGTACTAGGTGGAGATTTTTTAAAAGCTATAACAGAAAAGTTAGGGATGGTATAATATGAAATACAATACAACAGGATACGATCTTACTTTATGGAAAAAGAAAGACGTTGACCGATATAGGAGGTTATACATGGGCATAGTTACGCAGGCAGACAGGGATAACGATTTAGGCAAAGTCGAGACTTACCAGTTTCAGTACACAGATATAAATGGGGGCAAGGGCGTGTATTGGAGAGAGGGGGACTTACTGTACTATACTGGTGCTACGCCGCCCGAAGGATATACGACAGGAAATACTAAGTTAGTGCCAAGAAGTAAGGATACGTGCCCGGTCATAGTTGACCATGAAGAGCATATTAAGGCTAATTTAAAAGCGTCGGAAAGGCAGACTGGCGGAGACCATTACAAGAAGTTAAAGATTCAGCCGATGCAGTATTCACTGGCTAATAACTTAAACTATGCCCAAGCCAATACGATCAAGTACGTGACTCGGTACAAGGATAAGAATGGGATTGAGGATTTAAAGAAAGCTATACACTGTATTGAATTATTGATTGAGTTTGAGGAGAGAAAAGATGTGTAAGGAATTTATGTCATATATTGGTGGTGACATAATGTATGTAAATGGATGTTTTACGGATGTTAATTGGATGTAACAAAGGGGGGGAATGATGAATGATGTAGACTTAATACCGCATATAATGGTTTTAGACCGCGATCCTGAAGATCAGTCTGATGTGTTAAATATTGATATACAGGAGCACACTATGATACTGTCGGCGCTAGAGGATGTTACCATATCCATATTTGGGCAGGACTTTCCCTGTGGCACATTGCGAATGAAAGAGGGGCAGGCTATAATGTTCCCACTATTTACTTTGATGGAGGAGATTGCGTAAGTTGTACAATTTTGAAGTACAGTTTGAAAAGTGGTAAATTTACTGAAATGGTATTTAAAAGTCTCCCCACAGGGAGAAAAATTAATAATATAATCAAAATTATGTTAATAATCTCCCTCAAGGGAGAACATATGTTAAAGACATTTACCTTAGTTGAAGAGTTAAAAGGGGGATTGAGTGAGACTATCTACACTATTATTACTGGCACAAATAGGCGCATTAATTTTAATGGCTAATGGAATAGGTGTACCATACACTAATATGTACGCAATAATTGGCTGCATTCCCGTATTTGCAGCGTTAAAACAGGAGGATTCATAATGATTTATTTAGGTGTATTATCGGCAGTATATTTAATTAGTATTGGCTGTTGCCCATGTTAGACTTTATTCAAAACATATTTAAACCCGCCGCAGAGCTGGTTGATAATTTACATACCAGTGATGAAGAGAAGTTAAAGTTGAGAAACGAGTTTGCTAAGATTCAAGCCGGGCTAAGTAAGGAGGCTGTAGGCTTAATGAAAGCCGAGGCAAGTTCGGAGCACTGGATAGTCGCGGCATGGAGACCGATCTGTGCCCTAGCCTTGTTCGGTTTAATTCTGGCTGATGGCTATGGCGTGGCTACGGCACCGCCGCAGGTTTATGATTTAGCTCAAATATTTTTATCAGTCTACGGTGGAGGGCGCAGTTTAGAGAAGATTGCAAAGGTGGTTAAGAAATGATTAGTGAGAAAGAGGCGGGGAAAGAATGCCCACAATGCAGACGAGCATGGAAAGTACAGCAATCCCCCTTTTCCAATAATAAGTTTATTCACTGTATTCACTGCAAAGAAAGTGCTGAAAAGATATTGAAGAAGA